AGGGGGATTTTAAAAATGGGAAACAATGTTAAATTAACTGTAAAAAGGCAAATAGCTGGAATAATAGAAAAAAATGGACTGGGAAAAAAATTTTATAGGGTTGTTAAAAACTAAAGATTTCAAAGATTATATATTAAGTCTACCTTATAAAATTTTTGAAGAAGAATATAATATTAGTAAAGAAGTTATAAAACATGTAAAAGATAAAAAACTCGAAGAGTTATTAATTAGTTTTTCAAATGAATTAGTAAACTCAAACGATTTTGACGAAAATTTTTTAATGGCACATTATTGCTTATGTCAAAAATTCTTGAGTTTAAATTAAATAAAAAAAATTAGTATAAAAGAGCCAAAAAATAAAGGCTCTTTTTTTGTATTTTCTAAATTGACTATTATATTTCTATATACTATAATTTAGGGAAAAGAGAGTTGGTTTTAAATGAAATATTTTAGTCGTAGAACAGTTAATAATGATAAAAAAGCTTTTCAAATGATAAAATTATTAATTGAAAATGATAAACTAACAACAACTCAACTATCTAATTTACTTGATATTTCTTCAAGACAAATTTCAAATTACAAAAGATATATAAATGATTGTTTGGGAATAAAAATAAATGTAACTTTAGGAAACCAAGGTGGGTATTCTATAGAATCAAAAAAATTAAATAGTAAAGAAATATCTTTCTTAAGAGATAAATTGCCAACAAAATTATTTAATAAAATCAATCATATAAATAAAATTAGTATTTTGTTTAAGGAGGAGGAGGATTCAAAAAATGGAATTACAAATAATAAAAATTAAAGATTTGAAAAATGCAAAATATAACCCTAGAAAAAAATTAAAGCCAGATGATGAAGAATTCCAAAATATAAAAAAATCAATTGAAACTTTTGGATATGTTGAGCCTGTTATAGTAAATAAAAAAGATAATACAATAATTGGAGGACACCAAAGGGTCGCTGTTATGAGCGATTTAGGGCTAACAGAAATTAAGTGTTGTATGGTTGATATAGATAAGGAAAAAGAAAAGGCTCTAAACGTTGCACTTAACAAAATAACTGGTGAATGGGATTTTAAAAAATTAACTAATTTATTAGATGAAATTAAAATTGATAGTGATGATAATTTCTTTGCAACTGGGTTTAATGAGGACGAGTTTATTAGTTTAAATGAAGAGTATGGAACTAAAGAAAAATCAAAAAGTAATGATATAGAAGTTCAAGAAGACAATTTTAACATTGAAAAAGAAGCTGAGAAAATTGAAGAAGCAACAGCCAAATTGGGCGATTTATATAAATTAGGAAAACATTTTTTATTATGTGGGGATTCTACTAGTCCAGAAGATGTAAAAAAATTATTTAATGGGGTTGAGCCGACATTAATGGTAACTGATCCTCCTTATGGGGTAAACTATGCCCCGGAATGGAGACAGCGAGACGATTTTGGAATAGGGAAAAGAACAACTGGAAAAGTCAAAAATGATGATATTGTTGATTGGAGTAGTGCATACAAATTATTTCCAGGTGATGTTGCTTATGTTTGGCACGCTGGTAGGTATACCCACAAAGTAGCTCAAAGTTTAGAAGATTCTAACTTCCAATTAATTAGTCAGATTATTTGGGTAAAACAACATTTTGCAATTAGCCGAGGCGATATTCATTGGCAACATGAGCCATGTTGGTATGTTTGCAAAAAAGGTAAAAATCATAATTGGCAAGGAGCGAGAAATATATCAACAACTTGGAATATAAAAAATAATAATGCTTTTGGGAATTCAACCAATAAAGAAAAGACATATGGACATGGAACTCAAAAGCCAATTGAGTGCATGTTGCGACCAATTGTCAACAATACATCGGTCGGACAGTGTGTATATGATTGTTTTGGGGGAGCTGGGACTACATTAATCGCAGCCGAACAAAGTGGGCGAGTCTGTTATATGATGGAATTAGACCCTATTTATATTGATTGTATTATTAAAAGATTTGAAGACTTTACTGGGAAAAAAGCAAAGTTAATATCTGGAGTTGATACTTAATGTCAAAACCTTGTAAATACTTTTCTCATGTTGAGCCATATTTAAAAGAAATAAAAGCTTTAAGGCAAAAAGGGGAGTCTGAGCGAAATATAGCAAAAAAATTAAAAGTTTCTTGGGGAGCTTTTTCAAGATATAAAAACCAATTTCCAGAATTTGAAGAAGTTTTAAAAGAATCAAAAGAACTATTGGTGGCTGAACTAAAAACAAGTGTTTGGAAGGAGGCAATGGGTTATTATGTAGAAGAACAAACAAAAGAAATTGAAGAAACTTTTATTTATAGTGCAGATGGCAAAAAAATTATAACAGGTGGCAAAGAAAAGAAAAAAATTGTTAAAAAATATCAAAGGGGGAACTCAGCATTATTAATGTATTCTTTATGTAATTTAATTCCTGGGGAATTCCAAAGAGTTGACAAAGAGGCAATTGATGAATTGAAAGAAGAATTAATTAAAAATGCCTCAAAAGATATTATTACAGATAATAGAATTAAAAATGCTTTTGATTGTTTATATGGGGAGGCTATTAATAAAAAAAATGAAGCTTTGAAAAAACTTGAAGAAGCTGAGAAGGGGGGGAAATAAAAAAGATGAATGATTTTTTAAAATTTATTAAAACAATTTATAATTTTAATAATGATTTTGATAAAGTTTTTGAATTAGAAGGGTTATTAAGTAATACACATAATTCTTTATTAAGAGAATTTTTATATGGGACTCAACTTTTTGAAAAAGATTATTTTAAAAAATATGTATCAGACTATAACCATCAAACCGATTTTTTTCTTTTTAGAGACCCGATTTCCTTAAAGGAAGATATCTTTAAATATCAAAATTTTAAAGGGGAAGTTAAAGAAATTTGGAGTGGGATAAAATAAATGTTAGAAAATGTGGTTGATATTGGAGAGTCCCCAATTGGAAAAGCACCAAGGACTAAAGAACATTTGGCAACTTATTGTGCAGTATATTTAAATAATAGATTTCCTTTTCCTTCAAGCGATAATCCTCATTGTATAGAAAACGACCACCAGTCCCCATTCGATGCAATTTGGGCGGCATATGCTGAAATTGACCCGATGGCGATTTGGTATGCTATGAGGGGATCGGGTAAAACTTATAATTTATCAATTCTTGCATGGCTTGAATCTACTTTTAAGCCAAAATGTAAAACGACAGTTTTAGGTGGGTCTCTAGAACAAAGTACAAAAGCAGTTGCATATTTAAATTTTTTATGGGACTTTTGGGGGTCGATTTGTTCAGATAAAGAAATGAAGGCAAATATTGCAAATATTAAAAAAAAGGACTTACTTGTAAATGGAGCTGTAGCTGGAAGAGGGTTTAAATTAACCAATGGGTCAGAAGTTCAAGCCTTGGCAGCGAGTCCAAAATCTGTAAGAGGTCCACATCCTCAAAAATTAAGATTGGATGAATTGGACGAAATGGACGAATTTATTTATAATTCAGCAATGGGTCAACCAAAAGCAAACTTTGGAATAAAAGACAACATTGTTATTAGTTCGACCCTACACCACGCTTTTGGTCTAATGACAAAAGTAATTGACGAAAGAGAAAGAACAGGTGCAAAACTTTTCCAATGGTGCGTATATGACGTTACCGAGCCTTTTGGGTTTTGGGCAATTGATGAAATAGCAAGAAGAAAACAACAAATTCCAGAAGAAATGTGGGACTCGGAATATTTATTAAAAAGACCCCAGGTTGGGGATGCAATTTATGATTTTATGGTAGTTGATAAAGCTTATAGAAGAGGATTTAATATTGATTATGAAAAAGAAATTTTAACTCAAGGGGGAATCGACTGGGGTTATAATTGCACTGTTTTACATGTAGTCCAGGACTGGGGATATAAATTTACCGTTCCAAAGTCTATATCATGGGAGTATATGGAATTAACCGACCGTTGTAAGGAGATTATAGAATATTGTAGAAAATATAATATAAAAACTTTATTTTGTGATTCTAACCCCAAGGATGCAAATATAACTTTACATAAAACAATAAAAGAAATGAATTTAGAAATTAAAGTAATTCCAATACAATTTAATATATGGAAGGATGTCGGAATTAGTGTAATAAGATATTTATTACATAAAAATTTACTTGATATAAAAGATAAAATTTTCAAAGATAAACTCCAACAATACCATTATAAAAACGTTGAATTAGAAATTATTGCAAAAGAGGATGACCATTTTCCAGATGCGTTTTGTAGTTGGGCTGCGACTAGATGGCAAATACTAGGGAAAACGTTATATAATTATGAAAAATATCTAAAAAAAGAATTAAAAACAGTTGGCGAAATAGAGGATAAAATGAAAAAAAGAATTAATGCAAGAAGAACAGTTAAGAATTTATAATATATTAAATTAAAAGGAGTGATTTTAAATGTCTTTTTTAAGGGAAAATAGCCAATTTCCTCCTGCAGACTGGGCGTTCTATTACGATAAAATGGAAGAATGGGCAACTTGGTATAGTGGGGAGGCAGATTACTTGGTAAAATACTATACAACAAAAGCCTACTCAGAATTTGAAAATAATATTTTTTGGGCGAGGATGCAATATGAAGAAAGAATCACAGCAATACATAATCCAATCGCTGGAAGTATTGCCGAGATGGGAGCAAAATTGTTATTTTCCGAGTCTCCAAGAATTCAATTTAATAAAGAAACTTTAAGTGGTAAAAGATTTGATGAGTGTCTAAAAGAAATTAATTTAAATTCCTTATTGTTAGAGTCTGCTGAGTTGGCTGGAGCTTTATCGGGAATAGTTTTAAAAATTGACATTGATACTAACTTGTCAAATATGCCATTAATATCAAGTGTTTGCCCAAATCAATCATTCCCAGTTTTTTATAGAGGTGAGTTGTACCAATTATTAACTTTTCGTGAATGTTTAAGAATTGAAAAAAATGGACAAACAACTGTTTATAGGTTATTTGAAAATAGAAAAATTGTTGATAAAGATTGTATTATTGAATTTAAATTAATGAAAGGGAGACCCGATAATGTAGGAAAAGAGGTCGAAAATACAGAAATTGAAGAAACTGCAGACATGGATTTGAGTCCTATAACTATAACAAATTTACAAGGGTTAGGTGCAGTCTATATTCCAAATTTACGACCAAATAAGCTATTGCCAGGGTCAACAATAGGAATTAATGATTTTAACAGTTCAATTCCTTTATTAGATTCATTTGACGAGGCATGGTCAAGCTGGATCAGAGACATAGAAATTGGAATGGCTAAAATTTTTGTTGATGAGGAATTACTAAATAAAAGCGAGGACAGTTCAACTGGTGAATCTAAAAGCCGTTTACAAAAATTTAATAATTTTTCAAGTTGTTTTATTCAATTAAATATGAGCAGTTATAAATTTGATGGGGGGAGTTCAGCTCCACCAATTAATCCAGTTCAGTTTGCAATGAGAACAGCCGAACATTCCCAAAATTGCAAAAGTTTATCAAGTGAAATAATTCAAAGATGTGGTTATTCCCCACAAACTTTTGGATTGGATAATGAAGGAAGAGCCGAGTCGGGGACTGCTTTAAGAATAAGAGAAAGAACTAGTTTCTTAACTAGGGAGGCAAAAAGTCGTTATTGGATGGCAGGATTAGGTAAATTGTTTAAACAATACCAAATTATTGATAAAGCTTTTTTTAATAAAACTGTAGATATTGAGGGAATTTCAATTGAATTAGAAGATAGTATTATATCAGATGCAAAAGAAATATCCGAAATATTGCAAAATCTAAACAATGCAACTGCAATATCAACGTACTTAAAAGTTAAAATGCAGCATCCCGACTGGGAAGAAAAGGAAATATTAAATGAGGTTGATAATATAAATAAGGATAACGGAATTATTACTGAAGATATTTTTAATAATAATTCTAACAATAGAACTGAAGAAGAAAAAGAGGAAGAAGAAGAAAATATTAAAATAGAAAAATAAATTTTGAAAGGATGATCAAAAATGAATGTAGACCCAAATAAAAAATTAACATGGGAATCTAACCAAGAATTTCAATATAGACAAAAAACTCAAATAATAGTCGCTAAATTAAAAGAAGGGTTGGGAATAATACAAGGAGCAGATAAAAATTTAAATTTGGATTATGATAAACCAAAGAAAATTTTTGAAGATGCTTTAAATTTAGTAAAAAATAATATTCCTAAAACTTATGCTATATCTAATCAAAAAGTTATAACTGCAGTTACTTGTTATATTAAAGCTTGTGAAATTTTAAAAAATGCAGTTAATATTAAAAATACAAAGTTAATTTATAGAGCATCAAATAAAATCCAAGAAGGAAATATATATTTTGAATTATCTAAACTTAAGTTATGGCAAGATGTTGATAGAATGGTAACAAAGAATAATAAAAGGGGTAAATAATAATGATTAATACAAATCATTTAAGTAAAGATTTTGTCTCAGCTTCTTTTACTACAACTTTAATTATTGGACTTGCTACAATGAATATATTAAAAAAAGTTGCTAAAAGGAAAGATGCAAATTTAACATTACAAGATAAACAATATTTTGATAATGAAGTTGAAACTGCATCCAAAATATATTATAAAGAAGCTGAGAACTGGGCTGTTAATGATTTGGCAAGTGCTTATTTACTAGGAATCGGGCTGGCTAATGTAGCAATGAAAAAAGTGGCTGGAACTCAAAAAGGTTTAAATCCTATCATTAATGGAAGTTTTTTTATAAAAAATATTCCTTTGGTGAGTACAAATATTCCTTTAAGTGTTTTAAATAAATTTTCAAATTATAAGAACCACATAACTTGGTATAATGTTTTTAAAAATTCAGCTTTACAAACTGTAAAAACCCAACAACTGCAGATACTTCGAGCTGGAAATGATATTTATAAAAAAATTGCTTATAATGTAGGTTTAAAAAGTTATAAAGATTCTAATGTATTTACTAGATTACAAATGAGCCAAAAACTTTTAAATACATTTTCAAAGCAAGGTTTAAAAACAATTACATATGCGAACGGAGCGAAATATAGCATTGTTGACTATAGTGAAATGTTAGCTCGAACTATGACATCTAGAACGGCTATCCAAGCTTCATTAAATAGGTATCAACAAAAAGGTTATTCTTTATGTATGGTGTCATCTCATTTCCGAGCTTGTGACCTTTGTACTCCATATGAGGGTCAAATTTTGTCAATGGACGGAAAAGATAAAAGATATGAGTCGATTTGGGATGCAGAGTTGCAGGGGCTGTTCCATTCTAATTGTTTACATGACATTTCAATATGGGACGAGTCTATTGAAGTTCCTAAACCATCTGTCGATCAAAGCGAACAAAAATTAATTGACCAGTATGGTTATAAAAACGCTCAAGTAATTGCTTACAATGCCCAACAAAGGCAAAGAGCAATTGAAAGAAATATAAGAAAATATAAAACACAAAAAGAATTGAGTTTAACTTCCAGTGATAAGGCAAAAAATCAAGCAAAAATATCACAATGGCAAAAAGCTCAAAGAACTCACTTAATAGAGAACCCATATTTAGTAAGAAAATATTCGAGGGAGCAAATTGGAAAAGCTCATTAATTGGAGGGAAATAAATGGAAAATGAAAATGATTTTTTAAAACCTAGAAAATTAAATGACCAGGAGCATTTTTGGGAATTAAAATATTATCAATACCTTGTAAAAGTTTTTGAAGATGATTTTAAAAAAGTATATGCTGACAAAGATTTTATAAATCATTCACCACAAAATTATTATATTTCTAGTAAAAAAGATAAAAAATTATTAACAAAAATTACATTTCAAAAAAATTCTCCTGAAAATATGAATGGTTGCTTTATGGAAGATTTAATAAAAATTTGTATAAAGCAATTAGAATTATTTCAAGATTCAAAAATGGAATGTAAAGAAAATGAACTAGCAAAGGAATATTTGATTAAAGCTTTAAAAACTTTAGAAGACAGAAAAAATGATAGAATCAAAAGAAATGTAATATACAAAGTAGAAAAATAATAGTATATTTGATATAATAAAAAGAAAAAAACAAACGTAAAAATTTATATTATTAAAAATAATTTTTGAAGTAAAAAAAGAGCCTTAATGTGTGGCTCTTTTTTATAGAAAGGATAATAAATAATGAATAACCCTTATATATTATTATACAGTGAATTAAAAAAATATATAACCTTTTCCAACAATGTTATTATTACTGAAAAAGAAATATTTACAAAATTTTATAAAAAAGATACAAAGCTTTTATCAAAAGCAATTAACCAATTATGCAATGAAAAATTTATTGTAGAAATGGAAGATACAAATTTAAAAAGTTATATGATTTTCAAAGATTCCTATAATGAAGAAATGGAAAAAGCAAAAAAAGAAATGGAAAATAAAAGAAAACAAGAAGAAGATAATAAAATAAGATATATACAAATTGCCGAAATTATTAATAATGCTAGTGTGTTTGTTGAAATAAACAATGGAATAAAAAAAATTGGTGAAATTGTAAAAAGAGATCTAATTCCAATTATGGAGGACATGAAAAAAGCTTATGAAGAAATAGAAGAAATAAAAAAAATAAAAGAATTAGAAAAAAAGAAACAAATATAATATAATATTGATGTTGCTTTTTTATTATGATTCATTAAAAAATTTTTGAGGTTATCTGAATTACTAATTAACCACTATTAGATGAAAAGAGCTAAACTTGGTGGCTCTTTTTTTATGTTAATTATTAAAAAATGTTTGACAATGTAGCACGCTTATTATATAATGTATTTAGAAATTAAATTTGATTTGAAAAGGGGATTTTATTATGATAGATTATTTTGATTTTAGCAACGATGTTTGGAATAAAGAAGAAAAAAAAATTGAAAATACAATTTTAACTAAAGAAGAAAAAAATTTTGAAAATATAACTTTAACTGAAGAAGAAAAATTATTAAATGAAAGTTTTGCAATTGAGATGTATAATGAAAAATATGGGGTATTATAAAATTAATATATATTAAAAAGAGCCTAATTTGGGCTTTTTTTTATATCAAAAATGAGGAGGAATTTGCAATGTATGAATTAGGTAAATTAAGGACTTATTTACACATGTTAGATAAAGATAAAAACCATTATAATAAACTTAAAATTGAAGAAATAAAAATTTTATTATCAAGATTTGAAATATATTTGTCTTATGATGAAAAAGCCTGGGCAAAAAATTTATTATATGATTCAAATTTAGTAAGAGAATGGTATCCAAAAAATGTATTTACCCAAAGGAGAAGTATAAGAAAATATTCAAAGGGAATAACCAATCAAGATTTCCAATATATTTTAAATAATGTAAATTATGCTCCTTCGAGTTGTAATAGACAGCCAATTGAATTTATTCTTTTAAGGGATTCAATTATAATTGATAAAATATCAAAAATAAAAAAACAATCATTTATAAGTAAAGCCGATACTTGTATTTTGGTTATTTCAGATTTAAGTATTTACCCACCTAAAAATGTAAAAAGTAAAAATGCCTCGTTTTGGTATTTCTTATATATGGATGCTGGGGCTGTGATCCAAACAATGCTTTTAACAATTTCAAAGTTAAATTTTGGAGCTTGTTGGGTAAATTGTGTTGAATCAGATAGTAATAAAATAAAACAAATAAAAAAAATAGAATTAACAAAAAATAAAATGGTAACAGCAATAATTCCAGTTGGAGTTCCTGGTGAATTGGTGAAAACTCCAGGTCGCAAAGATGCAAAATATAAAATTATAGAATAGGAGATAATTAAAATGAAAATTGCAATAATAACTATTACTACATATACAAATTATGGTAATAGATTTCAATTAATAGCATTAACAAAATATTTACAAAATAAAGGTTATGAGGTAGATAATTTAATTCCTTTTTCCTTTACTTCAAAAAAGAAAAAGAAAAAAAATAATTTAAGGGCTGAAAAGAAAAAAACATTTATTGAATTTTCAAGAAAATATATAAATGAAATAAGACTTGATGTAAATAAAGTAAATTATGAAAAATTAATTAATGAGTATGATTACTTTATAATAGGGAGTGATCAAGTTTGGCATCCCCTATTATTAAAAAAAATTCCACATCCTTTTACATTTTTAAACTTTGTTCCAGATTCAAAGAAAATTGCTGTTTCAGCTAGTTTTGGAATGAGCCAAATTGCCGATAGGTATTTTATAAGATATTCAGAAGGGTTAAAATATTTTAAGAATATTTCTTTAAGAGAGCCAGAAGGCAACAATATTATAAAAAATTTATGCTTAGAAAATTATAACAATCCAGTTTTAATTGACCCTTCAATGGTTTTAAATAAAAAACAATATGCAAAACTTGGAGAACAAATAGAAAGACCAAAGAATTATATATTAACTTATTTTTTAGGTAATATAAGCAGTGATATTAGAATGAAAATATCTGAATTATCAAAAAAATATAATTATCAAATTATAAATATAAATAATAAAAGAAATAAAAAATATTTTGTTGCATCTCCAGCTCAATTTATATATTTAATGAATAATTGTAATGTAGTATTTACAGATTCATTCCATGGGACTATTTTTTCAATGATATTTAGAAAACCTTTTGTAAATGTAGATTTGAAATTAAATAGACCTTCAGTACAAAGTAGAATAGATAATTTGCTTTTAAAATTTAATTTTGTGAATAGAAAGTATAAAAATTTAAATACATTAAAAGAAATTATGACTATTGATTACTCACATTTTGACCAAATTTTAAAAAAAGAAAAAAATAAATTTAATGAATTCTTAGAAGGAGTAATAAATGGCAAAGAAGAAGAAGAAAAAACAAATACCTAAGTTATTACACTTGATATGGATAGGAAAAAAAGAAAATCCATATTTAAAAAATATTGAAACTTATAGAAAATTTAATCCAGGCTGGCAAATTAAAATTTGGAATAATGAAAACATACCCCAAGTTATAAATAAATATACTTATAATAATATGACTTCATGGGCTGGGAAAGTTGATGTTTTAAGGTTAGAAATATTATATAAATATGGGGGAGTTTATGTTGATCTGGATTCAATTTGTTTAAGAAGTTTAAATCCCTTAATAATAAATCAAAATTTAATCGCAAGTAAAGGAACTTATAAAAAAATAGCAAATGGTTTTTTAGGATGCACTAAACAACATCCAGCATTTAAAGAAATTATTGAAAATTTAGATTCTAGGAATAAAGAACTTTCAAAAACAGAAAAAAATAAAAAAATTGGAATTTCAATTTATGCTGTAGCTGGAACTAGATATATAACTCCATATTTAAGAAAATATAAATGTCTTGAATATGACAAAGGTTTAAAAGCTAAAGAAAGAAAAGTTATAATTACTGAATTTTCAAATTATAAAAAAAGAGCCTTTATAATGCAATTGAATGATAATACATGGAAAAGTAAACCAAGGATATTTTTAAGTGAGGAAATTGGAAATGACAAATAAAAAAGAAAAACTAATACATGAATTAATAAATATGACTTTGTTAGAATCCAACTTAAAACATGAGTTTAAATTTAATTCAAGGCATGAAGGCTGGGCTGTTACTTTAGAAGAAATAGAAGAATTTAACGAGGTTTTTGATAATATTATAAATTATTTTTCCGATATTGTTTGGTCTGATATTAGAAAAGATTCAAGTAATAATAAATTAAAAATTGAATATTCAAAGTTATACAATATGTGTTTAAATGCTTTATTAGAATTTTTGCAAATTACTGCAATGATGAAAAAAAATCAAAAATTTTATGAAGAGGAGATAACAAAATGAATAAATTAGATGTCATATTTTTAATGGGGGGAGAAGGGAAAAGAGCCAGACTTGGTTATCCTAAGCAATATGCTCGTATAGGTGGAATACCGATTTTTATACATTCAATACAAGCTTTTTTAAAAGAAGATATTGAGCCATATATAAATAAAATAATTATAGTAGCACAAAAAGAGCGATATGATGAAATAGAAAAAATGTTAATTCAATATAATATTTTAAAATTTTGTTTTCATTATGCTGGAAAAACAAGACAAGAATCCGTTTATAATGGTTTGCAATGTGTAAAAACTAAACATTTATTAATAACTGAGGCAGTTCGACCTTTTCAAAGTTCTAACTTAATAAAAAATATAATAAATAATGAAAAAAATTTTATTACCCCCATATCTCAACCAAAAGCAACTGTTATTGATATTTTTGGGAATTCATATGATAGAAATAGAATTGGAGAGGTACAAATGCCTCAAAAATATAGTTATGACTTGTTGCATACAGCTCACGAAATAGCAAAAAAGAAAAAATTGTCTAATTTTACCGATGATTCTGATTTAGTAATAAATATAATAAATGAATGTCCATATATTATAAAAGGTGAAGAACCAAATATAAAAATAACAACTCCCCTCGATTTAAAAATAGCTAATATTATTTTAAGTGATTTGGGGGATAGTGAATAATGTCAAAACATATAGCAATATCTGGAACAACAAAAGGACTGGGACTAGAATTATCCAGGTTATATTCAAAAAACAAATATTTAATAGTTGATATAAATAGATATAACGATTTAGATGTTACAAATGAATATGCAATAAAAATTTTATTTGATAATATTCCAAGATATGAATATCCAACATTATTAATTAATAATGCTGGAATTTGTAATATTGGAAGTATTCTCGACTCAAATTTAGAAGAATCAAAAAAAATGTTTGATGTTAATTTTTGGGGTATGGTTAACTGCAGTAAATATTATTCTAAGAATTGTATAAAAAATAGTATAAAAGGTAAAATTGTAAATATTGCATCAACGGCAGGGACTGGAATTAGACCTGGTCGTTCTATGTATGCAAGTAGTAAATCGGCAGTTATAAATTATTCAATGTCAATTGCTGAAGAATTAAAAATTTTTGATATTAAAGTTTATTGTATAGCACCTGGAGCTTTTGACTCGGCTCTTAGACGGAATTTGAAACTTGATGAAGATTATTCAAAAATGAGAACTTCAAAACAAGTTGCAGAAATAATAAAAAATATTGTTGATAATGATTATTTAGACAATCAAATAATTTATATAAAGTGAGAAAGGATATTAAATAATGTTAGTAACTATAATTAATAAAGCACATTTTAAAATTCAAATTGATGGAATTGTATTTCTTCCATTTGAAATAAAAAAATTAAATGTTTATAGTACATCGGAATTTTACAAAAAAATAAGATGTAATAAAAATTTGGTTGATGAGGCTATTTTTGATACAAATCATTTTAAAAAAACTTTTGGAATTGACAAATTAGGCAAAGAGTTTAATTTTGTTTATGATGAAAATAGCCAACATAAAAGAGATAATTATAAATTTGCAATTCAAGCAATGGCAAATCCTATTTTAAAATATTTTTCGCCAAAAGAGGCTGGATTTTCAATGCGACCATTACCTGGTAAAAGTTATAATGCTTTAAATATTAGATTTTTTAATTCAACTAGAATCAAGCAAAACGGAAAAACTCAAGTCGGGGAACGTGATATTTTTTACAGTCATGGTTGTGCTGACAAGCAATATTGGGTAGGTAAAAGAATTAAAGACTTTAAATATGCATTTTGTATTGGCAAAGTTTGGGAGGATAGAATGAGATCCACAGGCTATAAAGGGGAAATAATACATATTGGATATCCTAAATTAGACCCTATTTGGAATGGTGAAGTTGAACAAAATAAAATTGAGGCAAATGGGAAACCTTATATATCATGGTTGCCTACACACGGATATTCACACAAAAATCGTGGTCGTTCCAGTTACCCTTGGTGTCTTGATTTAATTAGGGATATTGATGATATATATTATAAAAAATTAGGTATGCATCCAACTAGTAAAAAACATAATGGAATAAAACATAAGCCAACATTCCAAGAATTGGTCGACTCAGATGTTGTAATTGCAGATGCAGGATCGACAGTTTACGAGTCATGGATGTTAGGGAAACCTGTAATTTTTCCAGACTGGATTTGTAAAAAGTCTATATTAAATCATTTTAAAGATGACCCTAATAATTTAGAATATAAAATATATAAAAATAGTATTGGCTATCATGCTAAAGATATGAAGGATTTAAATAGGTTGATAGAAAAAGCGTTGATCAATGGAATCGACAAAAACGCAAAGGAATTTATTAATGAAATTTGCCCGGTGGAATATCGAGGGAATTCTGGCAAAATGGCATATAATGCACTAAAACAAATATATTAACTTTACTTTTTTTAAATAATGTGCTACACTGTATATATAAAGTAGTACGTTATTTTTGTATATAGGGAGTTTTTAAAATGAAATTCAAAAAATATACTATTCCATATGATAATTTTAATTTGGAATTAAATTTTAATGATATCTTAGTTTTAACTCAAAACAATGACATTAATTGGGAATGGAGTTCTAATAAATCATTTGATAAATTTACTAGAACTTATACAAAAGTTAATTGTATTGAATTTATAGGGGATTTTATAAATCACAAAATTAAATTTTATTTAGATTGTAATAATATTTATAAAAGTTATATTTGTTATATAAAAAATAACATTACAACTCCTGGTTTTGTTCCTGAATCATTAATTGAAGGCTATAAATTTATAATTTTTAATTTTAGGAATAATTTAAATTTAACTAATAATTTTTTAAGTTTTTTAGATGATTTTTTATGGCTTTTACATCTTAATATAAATGAATTAAAACTAACTTTTGTGGAGGATTAAAATATATGAGTTATCAAGATTTTGAAACAACAAATAAAATAATAAGAAATTCACTTAAAGAAATATTAATTTATTATGGAGCTAAACCTTCAAAAAATGGCAACTGGGACTGCCCTAGAACTTCATACCATCATAACCCTCAAGGGGATTTGAGTTTCAATGGTAAAACATGTGTTTGTCATTGTGGGTTAAGTGGAGATTCATTTAAAACTATTGCAATGATGGAAGGGTTAAACCATAGGGAAAAAGAAGATTTTAAAAAAATAACAAAAATAGCTATGGATATTTTGAATCTAACTAGAGAAGAATATCAACAAAAAGCAAATGAAGAAAAAAAAGAAGCTAAAAAAGAATTAATTTTAGATGGAAAAACAAAGCAATTACTAACTAATACAATTAATAATTATTTTGATAACACTAAAAAGTATAAAAAAGATTATGAATATTTTTTTAAAAGAGGATTAACCAATGATATTATTAAAGCTAATAAAATTATAGTTGAAAATCCTTTAAAGCTATTCAAAGGAAAATTAATTAAACACCTTCCTAGTGTTAAAAACATTTGGAGTTATAGATATATAATTCCAATTTGGGAAAATGGCTCGGTAATAAATATTTTATTGAGAAGGGATGACAACTTGTCAACAAGGGGAATCAAAATTTTAAACCTTAAAAATATCCCTTTAGGCTTTTATAATATAGATAAAATAAAAAAAATTTCAAATAGAAATATTTTTATTTGTGAGGGGTTCTTTGATGCAATAACTATTGAAAGATATGGGCATATTTCATTGTCTATAAATTCAACAAATTTAATTTATAAATTTATGACTAAAATAAAAAATTTTAATATAGAAAATTGTAATTTTTATATTTGCTTTGATAATGATTCCACTAAAAAACATAACTGGGGTCAAATTTGGGCAAAGAAATTAATTAAGGAATTAAAAAAAGAGGGATTCAATTCTAAAACAATAGTTATAAATGATTACAATGATTTAAATGATTACTATTTAAATGATTATACAAAATTTAAGGAATCACTTAATAAAATAACAAGTTAGGGGTAATAATTATGATGAAAATTTTTGAATTAATGGTCGCTTTAATAAACAACGAGGATACACAACAATTAGAACATGAATTATATTATAGGGACTTTGATAATTTCTTAAATGAATATTTCCACGAAAACTGGATTATACAAAAACAAAATAAGTTATAATAGTATTATAATAGTGTTATAATACTATTATAGAAATAAATATTATTTAGTGAGGTAAGTGTTGAGCCAATTGGCTCTTTTTTTATGCCTAATTATACTAATATTTTTCTAATTAGATAAATAAGTTCTATTTATAACTTTTTAAATTATAAATGTTATAATACCCCTATAAGTCGACGGACTGTAAAAACGGGAGGAGAAATTATGTATAAACAAATCAAAAAATATTTAAGATTTCTATTTTTAGCACCAGTATTTCCCATTATTGGAGTCGAGGGAGCTACCGTTAACGATGAAGGGTCAAAAAATGAACCCTCAGAAGGCGAAAATAATAATAATGATGGTAATGAAAAAAATACTAATGAAAGCAAAATCGAAAAAACATTTACTCAGGATGAATTAGATATTATTGTTGGAAACAGGCTAAAAAAAGCCGAGCAAAAATTCCAAAAAGAACACAAACTGGCTTTAGAACGTGAAAAGTTGAATGATGTTGAAAAATTAAAGCTAGATTTAGAAAATGAAAGAAAAAATACAGATAGTAAAATAGCAATGGCAAACTCAAGATTAATAAAATCTCATGCAATATCGGAATTAACAAAAGAAAATGTTATTGATATTGATGCTGTTTATGCTTTATTAAACAAAGATAATATTGAAATTGATGATAATGGAAATATTACTGGAGTTGAAAATGCTATTACATTATTGAAAAAAGAAAAACCTCATTTATTTAATAATTCAAATCAAGTTATAAGGGCAGGAGATGATATCAATAAAGCTGGAACTCCAGCTCCAAAAGGTAAAAATTTTGACATGAATTATTTATTAAGAAAAGCAACTGGAAGAATATAAATAAATAATTAGGATGTGAAGTAATGGCAAGTTATATTTCAAGAGCAAATGTAAGTCCGTTAATGCCAGAAGAATTTCAAAGAGAGATCGTTCAAAGTGTATCTGAACAATCTATTATAATGCAAGTGTCAAAAA